CATGGGCAACCCTTGCGATGAAATCCTGGGAAATCATAGCAAAGGTTTACCTTGAGTTTTTACACACTCTGGGCCAGCGCCTTGATGTCTTGGTCATGAAATAGTCCTGATTGTTGTTATTTTGTAGCAGAAACGTACCAAGATTTGTCATGACTGCAAAGGTCAGCCGAGACTTTTTGCTCGGCTGCGGCGCTTTTTTGAACTCATGCGGCTCTGCTGGTCACGATGTCGCTCAGGTAATTGGCCAGATCGTGCAGATAGACGAACGGGTGGCCCTGGCGAGTGCCGCCTGTACGGCTGACTTTCAAGGCGATACGGCCTGCGTTGATCTTGCGCAGCAGATTGCGATCATTCGACAGGTGCGAAAAATATCGCTCTCTGACGGCGCTCAACGAAGGGCACGGCGTGGCGAATTCTTTGCGAAGTTGATCGAGTATTTCGTTCATTCCATGACTCCCTGTGGTTTGCATGTAGGCACTTCCGAGATGGGGTGCAGACAAACAATACGATATGTAGGGAATTGTTACAATACAGATTGTATTTTAAATACAATTTGTCTTGCTCGCTTTACAGGGAATCGATGTACCAGGACACGTGCGCAGTGCCATTTTCAGGGCTGCGGGTCACGACGATGCCCTCGGCTTCGCTGATCTGATCCACGATGTGTTCCCAATGGGCAGCGGATTCGCCAGGTTCTCTGATCAGCAGCACTTGGTGTTCGATCTGCGCCTTGTCGCTGGCGATGGCGTCCTGAATACGCTGTGCCAGAGCGAGGTAAGCGTCGTGTTGCGAATTGCCGGGAGACTGATTGAGCATGTGTTAACTCCTTTTTACTGTATGTGCATACAGTAATTGAGGGGTGTTTCTCACGCAAGCGGCAAATGTTTCCTACAGGTATGTGTTCCGCTGCGCAGACAGGACACATAAAAAAGCCCCGATGATCGGGGCTTGGGCAGATGGGGCGGGCATCACAAGCGCATCGTCATCTGCCTGATGACCCCGATCAGCTTGCAGTCCTCGGTCACCGGGAGTGTCGGATAAGCCGGGTTCAGCGGCTTGAGAAAATAGCGCCCGGCGTCTTCGACCAGCTTTTTGAAGGTGGCCTCGTTGCTTTCCGGGAGCTTGGCGATCACCAGCTTGCCGGCCGTGGGCTCGATTCCGGTGTCCACCAGGATCAGCATGCCTTCAGGAATGCTCTGGCCTGCGGGCGCCGTCATCGAGTCGCCACGCACCACCAGCCAGAAGGCGCGGCCCTTGGCTTTATAGTCGCTGATCTCGAAGGTGTCGGAATAACCGGCAGGGTAGGGCTCGACCGCCTCGCTCCAGCCGCCGGCCTCGACCCAGCTGATTACCGGGTATCGATAGAAACGCGAAGGCTGCACCGTAGGCGCCACGTTGTGCATGCCCGGCTCGCTCGACGGGATCGAGGTTGCGAGGATCGGCAGGCCCAGCTCACCCAGCAATCGATTGATGACCTCGATCTTCGGTTCGCGTTTGCCGTTCAGCCAATGCCCCACCGCGCCGGGTGTAACGCCCATGCGCTCAGCCATTTCTTCCTGGCTGATTTCCTGGGTTTCCATGACCTGTCTTGCGACTTCATACCATTTTCTGTTCATGCGTCGAATCATACAGGCTGTAGGGTGTGGATCAATATACATAATGTAAAGCGTCATTGTGCTGAAAATATACAGAATGTATTGTTCGGCCTTGAGCTGTGTGATTGCAAGAGTCGCACGGCATTTTCAGAAAGGTCTGACAGGAGACACACGATGATCGAGAAAGTGGAAGCGGTGATGCAGCATTGGGGCGAGCAGCGCATGCGGGTAGGTCTGGGCGGTGGGTTGAGCAGTCCGATGGCCGGGATCATGGAATGGGGCGCTTACATTCCGCGTCGTACACCGGGTTCGCGGGCGCTGGTCGGTAATGGCAGCGGCATGGACTATATAAGCAGCGAAGTGGAGGCGGCCATTGCACAAATGGCCCGCAGCCCTGCGAAATGCCGTGGGCCTGAATTGGCTCAACTGGCGACGTTGCGGTATGTCGAGTCGTTGCCGGTACGCGAGCAGATGCGTCTGGTGGGCATCAATGAAGGCGCGGACCGCACCTACCGCAACTGGATCAACAAGCTTCACCAGCAAGTGCTGGCTATTCTTGCCGAGCGCAGTGCTTCCAGAAGCAATAAAGCCTCCGCGAGCAAGGCCGGATAAGTGCCCATGAACACGCTGCCCGGCACCGTTTATCCGGGTCGATTGCACAGCTGTGGTCGAACTCGTGTTGAACTCCGGTCAAACTCGACCCACCCCGAAACTGCCCCTTCCCAGGCTTTCCGGAGGGGGGTAAAAAGGTCCCACGATATGCGATTTGCGCCTCAGGGCTGCAGCCGAATACAGGCTGCTCAGCAGCGCCAACCGGCCAATCGCGACCCACCCCAAACCCCGCTTCGGCGGGGTTTTTCATTGGGCCAGGCACACGGAGGCCTAGTGCACATGTTGAAAGACTTTCGATGTGGCCAGTGCAAGAAACTGCTGGCCCGCATGGGTGACTACACCGAACTCCAGATCAAGTGTTCCCGCTGCGGGACGCTGAATCATGTGAAGGCCGTGAGCCATGAGTTATCGCCNGTGCTATCTAAAGGTATCAGTCATGTCCAATAGCAGCTCCGCTGTCAGTCAGCTTAAGAATATTCCGCTGGTGGGGATCAATCTGGGTTCGGTGGCCAACGCCGGGCAGATTCTTCCCGGTGAGGCGGGCACGCATTACCAGTGGCCTACTCGCGACACCATCACGACCTGGGTGAAGAATCGCGGCGTTCGCCTGATTCGTTTCCCGTTCGAACTGCAGCGCGCCATTCAGTTGTCGGCCCAGGACGGTCTGCCGGGTCAAGGCGCGAGCCTGAACACTGACTTTGTCAAACGCTGGAAAGAACTGCTTGGCTGGATTCGCGATGATTCCAACGGCGAGGCCAGGATCATTCCGGACCCGCACCACTACATGCGCCTGCATCGTTACGAGACAGATGCGAACGGCAATCTGACGGGGCAGGATTCTTCCTGCTTCCGAGGCCGGTAATCAGAATGGCTGGAAGGCCACTGAGTCGGTACTGATCAAGGACGGGAACGGCGTCAACGGTTCTTCCTGGAGCGCAGTTCACCTGGCCAACTTTCACCAGAAGCTGGTGGTTGACTGTGATGACCCGATGGTCCTCGGCTGGGGCTTGGGTAACGAGCCGTACTCGAACACCACGGCAGGTGCCAAGGACTACATCACGCTGCCAAACCTGGAGACCTTGTATATCAGCACGATGAATACCGTGCTTCAGGCATTGCGCAACAGCTCGAGAAAGCCGGTTTTCATTTGCGGGCTGGAGTTCGCGAGCGCCAGAAACTGGGCGACGGTTTCGGCCAATCTTCAATCGAAAATTGTCGATCCGGCGAATGCAATCGTCTGGGAAGCGCATGCTTACGGCGATTACGATAAAAGCTCCAGCGGCGCTTACGCAGACAACAACGACTCGATCTCGCCGACGGTCTTGCGTGATGAAATCGTGGGTCCGTTTCTGACCTACGCCAAGGCCAACAAAATGGCCGCGTTTATCGGCGAAACAGGCATTCCGCCAACAGCTGCCGGTCGTACTGCGCTGAAAAATCTGCTCGATAAGGCCAAGGCTGAAAAGGTGCCTTTGACACTGTGGGTCGCCGGACCAGGCACCGATGGCGAGAAGATGAGCCTTGAGGCGAGCAATCACGCGGCCACTGTCACGCTGGTTACCCCGTATTTCGCCGAGCGCATCGCGCTATGGGGTTATGCACAGGCGTGACGTTGAAGATCACCCCTTTTTGATACAACACCGGATCCCCGCACAGAGGGGCTCTTCCCGGTTTTTTTAAGGCCTTCGACTTTCGAAGGCCTTGATAGTCCACCACGATATCCCGGAGTACCAATGGACCCAACCGACCTGGGCCCAGGCACAGCTACCTGGCTGGGCGGAACGGGCACCATTCTGCTTGGCGGCTTTTTGTGGCTGCGCAAGTTTCTTTCAAGGGATGCAACTGACCGGGCGATGGATAACGCTGATATCGGTACGGTTCGCCGCCTCAATGAACTGCTCGACTCCGAGCGGCAGGCCCGCAAGGAGGCTGAAGCGCGGTCCGATCAGTTTGCCAAAGAGCGCAACGAACTCGCCGCTGCGGTTGGTCGGATGGAAGGCAAGATTGAAGCCCTCACCAGCCACATCGTTCAGCTCACCGACAAGGTCACCACGCAGAGTGCCGAAATTGCCCGGCTCCGTTCCAAGCTCGGAGGTGCCAATGATGCACAGATGCGCAATTGATTTTATCGCTCGCCACTGGTGGCGGCGGCTGGAGATCTGGCTGATCGCCGTGTTGTTGATTGCCGGGTGCCTGATGCTCGGTTTTCAGGCCGGGCAATGGTCGGCCAGTGCCGAGCACACCCGGCAGTTGGCCGAGGTTCGTGATGCCTACGACGCAGCCTTGGGCAAACGCGATCGTCGCCTGGACAGGCTGGCCGAAACCACCACTCAGGCGGCGGACAAGGTCGAGACGGCGGCGTCTATCGCCAGTCAGGCTGCGCATGCTGCCAACCGCGCTGCGGACAAGGCGGATGAGGCGCTGGGCAAGGCAAATCAGTAGGCATTTCTCACGCCGGATCACCCTCTACTACACGCGGAACCCCTTATGAAGATAACCCCGATAGTTGCCCATTTGCAGGCGACCTGCCCGACCTTTGCCGGTCGCATCAGCGCTGGCATCGACTGGGCTGCGGTTGCCCTTGGCGATCAACTTGCGCACCCCTCGGCCTATGTCATCGCTACGGGTGATGTGGCCACGGCCAATGACCTGCAAAACGTCATTCGCCAGAACATCACCGACCAGATCGACATCGTGGTGGTGCTTGACAGTGACGACAAGCGCGGCCAGCAGGCCAGCGATCAGTTGCACGCCGTTCGCGCCGAGTTATGGCGTGCGCTGGTGGGCTGGAACGCTGACCGTGATTACGACGCGATGCAATACACGGGCGGTGCGCTGGTGCAGATCAGCGGCGCACGTGTGACGTATCGCTTCGGTTTTGCCACGCAGTTTCAGCTGGGCCGCAGCACCTCGGATCAGTCCGCCGAAACCTGGCACGAAGCGTATCTGGATGGTTTGCCGGGCTTTACCGGCGCGACCCTCGAGATGGACTGCGTCGATCCCGCAGACCCGAACCTGAAATCCCCTGGCCCTGATGGCCGTATCGAAGCGAAGTTCACCGCAGAGGTAACACCATGACCCAACGCATCACTGTAGTACCGGCCGAAGGCCGCGCTGTGCCGGATCCGGAGGCGGGCGATTTGCTGCCCGTCGAAGGTCGGCAGGTTACATTAAATGCTTGGTGGCAGCGTCGTCAGAACGACGGCGACATCACCATTCAGACCGAGCAAACCCCTACCACCTATCAGGCCTTCACAGCCTAACCAAGAGGAAGCCCAATAATGGCTATCAGTTTTAACAACATTCCATCCGACGTCCGCGTGCCGCTGTTTTATGCGGAGATGGACAACACGGCGGCCAACAGCGCTTCGGCGAGCATGCGTCGCCTGATCGTTGCTCAGGTCAACGACGATGTGTCCGGACCTGAACTCGGCTCCCTGGTGCTGGTGCCCAGCGTGGCGCTGGCAAAAAACATCGGTGGTCAGGGTTCCATGCTGGCGGCCATGTACGAAACCTGGCGCAAGGCTGATCCGACCGGTGAAGTCTGGTGCCTGCCGCTGCTCAACACTGAAGGTGTCAAGGCCGGTGCAACCGTTACCCTGACGGGGGCGGCGACCGAAGCGGGCTTGCTGAACCTGTATGTCGGCGGTGCACGGGTGCAGGCGACTGTCGTCAACGGTGCGACTGCTGCGCAAGCCGCGACTGCGCTGTCGGTGAAGATCAATGCCACGCCCGATCTGCCGATCAAGGCCGTTGTCGAGGCCGGCGTGCTGACCCTTTCCTGCAAATGGAGCGGGGCAAGCGGCAATGACATTCATCTGGAATTCAACCGTCTGGGCAAAACCAACGGCGAAGTCATTCCTGCTGGCCTGACTGCCGCAGTGACTGCCATGACCGCTGGCGTGGGTACGCCTGATCAGCTCAAGGCACTGGCTGCGCTGGGTGACGAACCGTTCGAGTTTCTGTGCATGCCGTGGACTGACACCAGCACCCTGGATGCCTGGAAAGCGGCGATGGACGACAGCACCGGTCGCTGGAGCTGGGCGCGTCAATTGTATGGCCATGTGTACAGCGCCAAGCGCGGTACGGTTGGTACGCTGGTGGCTGCAGGCCAACTGCGCAACGATCAGCACATCACGATTCAAGGCGTGGAAACCGGCGTTCCGCAACCGGTCTGGCTACAGGCCGCGGCACTGGCTGCGCGCACCGCAGTGTTTATTTCTGCCGACGCCAGCCGTCCGACCCAGAGCGGCACCATGCCCGGCCTGGATCCGGCACCCGCCAGCCAGCGTTTCACCCTGACCGAGCGTGAATCGCTGCTGCGTTATGGCATCGCGACGGCGTACTACGAAGGCGGTTACGTGCGTATTCAACGCTCGATCACCACCTATCAGAAGAACGCTTACGGCCAGGCTGACAACTCGTACCTGGACAGCGAAACCATGCACCAGTCGGCGTTCATCATTCGTCGTCTGCAAGGCATCATCACCAGCAAATACGGTCGCCACAAGCTGGCGAGCGACGGCACGCGATTTGGTGCGGGTCAGCCGATCATCACGCCCAGCACCATTCGTGGCGAGTTGATTGCGCAGTACGCCCGTCTTGAAGAAGAAGGCCATGTGGAGAACGCCGAAGTGTTCGCCCAGCACCTGATTGTCGAGCGTGACGGCAATGATCCAAGCCGCGTGAACGTGATGTTCCCGCCTGATTACATCAACGGCCTGCGCGTGTTCGCGCTGCTCAACCAGTTCCGCTTGCAGTACGACGAAGCGGCATAAGCCTCACTCACCCTTTTCAAGCCCGCCGCGTACGGGTTTTTTCATTCTGGAGATAAACAACATGGGTCAGAAAGTTGCGGGTACCTGCTACATCAAAGTGGATGGCACCCAATTGACCATCATCGGCGGCGGCGAAGCCCCTCTGACGAACGTCAAGCGCGAAACCGTGCTGCCGGGTTATTACAAGGAAGTCGACAAGGCGGCCTGGTTGAAATTTCAGGCGCTGCATACCGCAGATTTGCCGCTCAAGCTGCTCACCACCGGTGTGGACATGACCATCACCTGTGAATTCAGCAACGGCAAAATCTACGTGCTGTCCGGCGCTTATCTGGTCGAAGACCCGATCAGCAAGGCAGATGACGGCGCCATCGATTTCAAATTCGAAGGCAGTCAGGGGAGCTGGCAATGAGTGAAGTCATCGACCTTGCCAGCCCGATCGAAGCACACGGGGAAACCCTTTCGCAGGTGATGTTCCGACGTCCTACGGCGCAGGAGGCGCGAGCCATCAAGGCCCTGCCGTACAAGATCGACAAGAACGAAGACGTGTCACTGGACCTGGACGTAGCGGCGAAGTACATCGCCGTCTGCGCCGGGATCCCGCCCTCGTCGGTCAATCAGATGGATCTGTGCGACATCAACACGTTGAGCTGGAAGGTTGCGAGTTTTTTCATGGCAGCGGCATCAGCAACCTTGAAGGACTGATCGCCGTCGTTTACGACCTCGCGTACTTCTGGAAGACCGATCCCGAACTGATGATGTCCAGGGAGCTGGACGTCATCACCGAGTCGATCTTGCAGGCGCAACGCATTAACCAGATCCTGCAGGGGGAGTGATGGCAGACACTATCAGAACGCTGATTACCGGCGTCGACCAGCTGTCTCCAACGCTGGCAACTATCCGCAACAACGTCAAAGGCCTCGAGACCAGTCTGGGGGCCATAGAACTTGGCAAGGCAATCACGGACAACGCTTTGGCGGGGCCTTTGATTGCCGGGGTAAAGGCAGCGATCGGTTTCGAGACCAGCATGGCCGGCGTGAAACGGTCAGTTACCTTTGAAACACCGCAGCAGTTCCAGCAGATGGGGTCGGATATTCTGGACCTCAGCGAACGGCTGCCGGAAAGCGCCAACGGCATCGCGGCGATTGTTGCCGCCGGTGCCAAGGCCAATGTACCGCGCGAAGAACTGACCGGGTTTGCCAGCGATGCCGTAAAAATGGGTGTCGCCTTCGATCAGACCGCGGCCGAGTCGGGCGACATGATGGCCTCGTGGCGATCTTCGTTCCAGATGACTCAACCGCAAGTCGCGGCGCTGTCCGAGAAGATCAACGTGCTCGGCGGCAACAACCTGGAAAAGAAAATCGCCACCATGGTCACCGCAATGGGCCCGCTCGGGCCGGTTGCGGGTTTGGCGTCCGGGCAACTGGCGGCGATGGGCGCCAC